TCATATTGTGCTCCTCTTGATGAGGCTATTGCCGATACGTGTATTCTCTTTATCAATGTACGGTTTCAACTCTCTGATCAATGCACCAAGTGATCCACCAAATTTGATTTCAACTTCAGACTGGATATTTCCTATTTCTTCTTGGATAATCTGTCTTATCAATCCCTCAGGCGCCTCTAAATTTCTACCGTTGCGTTGATCACCGAGAATAGCTGCGAATTCGGCATTAGGAGGAATTACGGCGCCGGTTGCAAGGCGCGGGATCTGGGGCGCATTAATGGTTGGAATATTTGTCCAACCCGGAACAACTGCTCCAAAGGAATTAAGTTTTTCAATAAGTCCATTTATTCCGCTGATTGCACCGGAAAGCATTCTATTTATAAAATCAATAATTCCATTGATAATCCCTTTCATGAAATTCTTGATTCCGTTGAAAATGGTTTCCCATTTATCTTTCACCCAATCCAAAGCAATACCAAATATTCTTTTTAATGGTTCTCCGATGTTGGTGGAAAACCATGTGCTGGCAATACCCCAAATCTCCTTAATTTTTCCCCAGGCATTTTTAGCAAATCCAGATATTGCATCCCAAGCGATAGTAAATGAATAAACAATTGGATCAATTATGGTTTCTTTAAACCATGTGCTTACAATACCCCATACCCATTTAATGACTGCCCAGGCATTTTTTGCCAAAATTGCAATAAAATCAAACACCGGGGTCCAAAACTGCACCAATGGATCAATAACATTAGTTTTGAACCATGTACTTACATTTTGCCATGCAGTAACGATCCATTCCTTTGCTCCGGCTCCCCATTCTTTTATGTTTTCCCAGGCAGTTTTAAACCATGAAACAATCGGTATAATTACATTTTCGTTGAACCATGTACTGGCCACAGTCCAAATCTTTGAGATCCAATCCCAAGCATCTTTTGCCCATCCTTTTATATTCTCCCAGGCGGTTTTAAACCATTCTTTTATTTTAGTTACTTTTTCTAGGATGGTTTCATCAATAGGAACTTCTTGCATGATCACGTTTCCACCAGTTCCACCACCACCAGAAGTCTCTTCTTTGTCTTGCTGAAGGACGTTTATTTCATCAAAAGCAGCCAAAGCACCTTTAGCCGCTTTCTCTGCATCTTTTGTATTTTTGGCTAATAAGCCGGCTGAATCTGCTGCATCATCCACACTGCCAGAAACATACTGCATAACAGTTTTTTGACCTGCCAGAGCAGCGATGAACATAGAAACCCAATTGACGGCTTTTACCAACCAATTAATTATTTTCATGATGACGGGAGCAAGCACATTCAGCAGAGAAGCGCCGGCTGCTAACATCGCACCTTTCACCGAATCAAATGCACCCTTTAACTGAACAACCTTATCCCGAAATGCAGATGTTGCGCTAAGGGATTTATAAAGTGTGTTTGTTAATTTTTCTGCAAATTTACCTACAACCGAAATTACAGCAATGAAGGCAGCACCAATCGCCGCAACTGCTAGCCCAACCGAAGCAATACCGAATACTACTTTGGAGATGCTTGAAGAGATGGCTTTCATTACGCCTTTCATGGACATTGATAGCTTTTGGACTCCATTATTGAACCCCTTTGGTTCAATGCTACTGTCAATTCTAATTGTTCCATCATATCCGGTTGCCATTAGACACCTTTGCCTTGTTTCAGAAGTTTCATAAATTCATCTTCAGCTTCTCGCTCTTCTAAAGTACGGTTATCAATCTCAGTCAGGTCAAATATTTCACCTAATTCCCGAGCAGCTGCGCGCTCTTCTTTGGTGGCTTTACCGGTTTTAACTCGCTTTCGTAAACTGACCAGATTCGAGAAAGTGGTTTCGCCCCCCAGGTCCATAAAGAGAGCCATGAATTTCCACCAGTGCATTTCTGCGGTTTCAAGGTCGATGCCATGTGTTTGTTGGAATGCAGCTACAATGAATTGCGCATCGTTCTGAAAGGAATAGATGCGCGGGGAATTTTTCACTTCGTCTTTTCGATCCTCGCCACCATCTAAAAACTTTATTCCTTTTTGTATAGCTTCAGTGATATTCTTTGGTTGTTCAACATAAAGATTTTTTAGTAAAATCGCCTGCTTTTCAATTTGCGCAAGGGTCTGATCTTCAAACGCCATTAGTATTCGCAAGCAGGTGCGAAAATCATAATTGATAGGGTATTCACTCCCATCAACTTCTATTGCGGTTGGCAATTGATCTACTAAAATGTTCATTTCATTACGTTACTCGTGCCTTTCGCGGTATATTTCTTTACTTTTTCGGAGCGCGCTTCATAGACAAATGGCGTGATGCCCTCAAAGAATTGTGCAATCATTTCGAAACTGAGGGCATCCCCAAATACTGTTTGGCTGGTTCCAGTACCAAACAATATATCAATCTTTTCTCGCATGTAAGTGCATACTTCTTTCAGGAATTTCAATCCCGGTTCAAAGTTGGCCGGCAAACCGTTTTCATCAAGCTCGGTTTTGTTCTGGTCTAGTTTTTTAGAACGCTGCTGGAACTCAACCTGTTTTTGCTCAAATTCGCGGTAAATTTCATAAAACCGTTCCGCAAAAAGAATATCGGACGGGTTGAACTCAATGACACGTTGAGGGTTATCATTAATCGTGATCCGCTTAATGCCGGTAATCTTTATGGAGTCCATAATCAACCTTTCAGAATGGGCCCCTAAATAAATAGGGGCTTTTAATTAACTTCCTGGCGTAAATTCTCTGGTGGTTGGGTTAAAAGTGCCCTTAACCGGATCGCCAATGAAATTAATGGTGAAATTGATCTTCGCGCTCGCGCCACCTTCCCCACCGAATTCATCGATCTGGATCGATACATTTTGCTTCTCGGCAGGATATTCATTCAGGGTTGGCGTTTCATAGAGCCAGACATTTACGATGTCTGTCTTTGCAGCATCCAGAACAGCGCGATTCTGCCTAATCCCATCAACATAATCAAAAACTTCATCGCCAGCTATGGCAGTTGCTTCAACCGGCATAGTTGGCCGATAAGATTCGACTTCGGTAACGCCACTATCCTGATGGATATAGGTTTCCTCGGTTGTTTGAGGGTTGTAATTGATCGATGCACTCGTCACACCATCGCCAAGCAACGCATAATCGGCAGTTCCGGTTGCTGAAATATTAAGGAATGTCTTGAATTCACTTCGTTTGATTTTCATTTTTTACTCCTGTGTATATGTAAGCCGGCATTGAATCTGATATATACCGGTTTGTGAATCTCCTTGCTGGTACAAATATGCCCAGCCGGTTGCTTCTATCTTTTCTGCGTTTTGCCCAGCTTCTAATTCTGGTAGATCTCCATTTTCCGTCTGACTTTCCAGCCAGTCCGCAAATGCCTCATAAAATCCTTGTGTTTCCAGCCGTTCTAGTTCATCAGCCGTGCTCTCCATTGATTGAAACGCAAAGGGGTATTCGCGCAGGCTTGAATCATCGATATAACTTTCCACAATGCGCCCGCCCGCCAGCGGGATGATGGTATATTCCGTAGGATCCGCGCCGAGATAATCCACCCATACCGGCGCATTGAGAGATAATCCACCCATACCGGCGCATTGATTTTCAATCCGCTGTATGTGGCGATATAGGTCTTGAGCGCGTTGATTATGCTCATGATCCGCTCCCTGCAATTCTGCGAGCATTAGCTATCACTGCCCTTCCATGTATTTCCTTAAATCTGGCAAACCAATAGGGTCCACGCAATGGACCAGTTTGACTGCCTGGCTTACGGGAACTGTAGTATTGCGCTCTCGCATAAGGAGCAATCCACTGCACAGTACCACTGCCGATTTCAGTTCCCAATATACCGGATTTGATCAACATCCCCGTTCGCAACGGGATATATGGCTCGCACAAGCGGAGGATCTCTGAATCAACAAATTTTTGTGCATTTGAATAACACCGTTGCCATTTCGGTTGAAAATTGGTGTTCCATTCCAGTTTTGCGGTCCCATTTTTGGTTATGAAAACTTTTCCGCGGGGTGTTTTAATAATTGGGGTCATTTTGCTCCGATCTGCCAATGCTGCATACCAACAGATCCATAATCCTGTGCATCGACAGATGTAATGATCAGAACATCGTCATACTTTGCTTTGAGACTAGTTATGGTAAATGAACCTTCAATTTCATCCGTAACGTCGCCTTTGACGATAGCGTCTCCAATTGCGATTGTCCATTTTCCGGTTTTGCTGGTTAGCGCTTGCCATGCAGCCGGCTCAAGATGATTAATGCCAGCTGTAAATGGAACATACACAGAAGCTTGATCAGCTGCCAATAGTCCGGATTTGATCACGTTCGCCGCTTTTCTGTTTTCCCAGAATACAGCAGGAATAACAGTACGTTGATATTTCTCTGTGCGGGTAGTAGCATCGATATATCGGTTATAAATAGTCAATGCTGTATTTGTTTTCATCTATCCAGACTTTCCGGATGATCCGGCTATTCTCCATCCAAAAACCCACGAAACATTAGACCAGTATTCTCAAGGTATAGAGCTGCCGCATCAAAAATTTTTTCCTTCAACGACATGGCCATTTGAGCTTTTTCACTATAATTCACGGAGTAATTCCCGACTCGTTCAGAAGTAACAGCATCAGCACCTCCACTGTCAATATCTTTCTGTAATTCCTCAGCAACAGCACAGGTGGCCATTTTGATCAGATTGATAGTTGTATCATTTTCATCTTCAGCAACAACCGCAGCAGCGCGATTAAAAGTCAGCCGGTCTATTTGCGTAGATGCACGTAATGCCAGGCGCGAAAAATCGGCAGACGCTATGGCCGTTCCGAGAAACGATGTACTGTAAAAAACATAATCCGCGTATACGGCCATAGCTCAAATCCTTATTTCTTGGGTTTATCAGAGGATATCTCATCTGGCGGAACAGCTTTCGGCTCTTCACTCTCTCCATCTTCGATGGCATACCCGTGGCTCTCAAACCACGAAATCAGGTAGGGATCATTGGTTTCTCCGCTTCCGTTTACGAAAGTAACAGAAGCAGATATTCCGCTAAATTGATTGTTCGGACTGTAGATTTTAGTCATTTACGCACCTTCCTACGCAATCTTGATTTTGCGCAGCACACCGGCGGACTTGGTCGCTTTAATAGCTACGGCAGCAACCATTTCCACCTCACCTGTCTTCACTGCTCCAGGTCTATTCATATCTGGCAAATAGATGCTGATTAAAGCGGATCCACTTGGAGATACAGCATGAACACCATCAAGGGCAATGCGGGCGGCAAAAATACTTGTTTCTCCGGCAGCAATTGGGATAATCGGGTTGGCAGTTCCGGGTTTGTCACCCAGGCTCATCACTAGCGATGTTCCCCATTGGACAACTTCATCGCCATAGTTCTGTTTGCTTGCTAGGTTGATTCCAGCCCGATCCATGACTGACTGGAAGATAGAGAACATATCCGAATTCATCATATACAAGGTTGGCGCTCCATCGAGCTTGGCGCGCGTTCGGCGCAGAGTGTCGAGGAACAGCTTCCAGTTCGTGTCGATCAATGCGGAGGTGGATAGATCAATTGCGNCTGCTGGGATAATCTCAGTAGTTGATCCAGTAATGGCTTTATCGATCCCGTCAAAACTGGTGACATCGACAGCGGAGTCACCGTTAATAACCCAATCGGCGAACAGAGCGCGAGTGGCTTTAATTTTTTGTTGAAGTTGGAATTGAATATGATCTACGACCTGNGTTTCATCATTGATGATTACCCGGTCGAGTTGGAAAGAACCACCAAAGACCT